CCTTGTAGTAGCCCAAACCAGTCCGCGTTATGTACGCGGGCCGGCCAAGCCCCACACCGGAGGGTCTAATGGCTCGTCACCATTAGGTACCGGTTCCCAATCAAAGACCAGCCTGGTCTTGACCCTCTTTGCATAGCCCGAAGCCCACTTGGTCTCCTGGCTAGGCTTTTCAACAAAATATTGAAAGAGGGAATTCCATCCATCACTCTGCGCCTTGACCACAGTGGTCTTGACGATTGTAGTAATGTACTCCCAGACATGTAGGTGGAAATTCCACCTGGTGCCTGCGGCTTGAATGCCACTGGAGTACGTGAACAGAGTAGTGGACGGACCTGGAAGACGAGATATTGGCAGGCACAGAGCGTGCTCTGCTGGAATCTGTCCCGCAACCCAGTTGCCTAGGTTTAAGAGACCCTTTCGGTAACAGTCGTTAGATACGTCTATCGCCGATTGGACATTTCCAGGGCTTACCACTTCTTCAATGCTAGCGAGGTATACGGGCGTGACGTCCGTTCCCTTAAAAGCATCCATACCACACGACTCGGCGAATCTACCGGAGTAGTGCGACTTGCCCCCATTTACTTTGAGCTGGCAAAGCTCAAGGAGGGAAGATAGGGCAGGTAGCGCGGATGACGGCAAAATGATATCGTCGCCATACACACGAACCAACTTGAGTGCCTCCTTCACGGAGGTTCTCAATGCGCGATCTGACGAAACGCGCATCCTAGGAGTCGACCATATAACCGCAGCTGTTGCCAGCAACGTGTATACGATGCACTGAACTGGAAAGACCGTTGCATTGCCCTGAGGAGCATACTTGCTCAACATGGCATAGGTTTTGGTCCTCGGATCTACAATGTAGTAGCTCCGGGATGAAGCAAGCATTTCGAGAAGCTTAGGAGCTTTCCGGAATACCCGTTCCACAGTCCAACACGTCAACCTATCTGAGGCAGAGCTCAGGTCAACAGTAGCGATACTGTCATCCTGAGAGGCCCGCAGAGCCTCGCGCTGTGAAAAGCGCTGGTCCCTAATGTCAATCGACATCGACAAAGGGGAGGAATCAATCTGTTTACGGATCCATCTTCTGATGGGTCCCTGGACGAATTGATTGGCGGTCGGCTCAGACGCAATTAGCCGAGGCTTCTCCTGGGTTTTATTTACCGGGATTAGCCGAGCTGGGAGCGTCCGCAGTGTTCCTGGATCTCCTTGTAGTAACCAGCCATCGTAGTCATTGACTCGAAGGTTGGCACTTGCATGGACATCACGAGGAAATACTCGTTCGAGCTGTTGACACCAAGTCGGGAAGACATACTTGTCCACCCCGCG